TTAAGCATTGTAGCCTTGGCTCGGTTTTCACCGTCTCGTTTGCCAGTAACAAACTCACGCCGAGCATGGCCGACTTGGTCAGCCCACTGAACGACTAGGTTCCAGGAGCGGCCCTCCATGTCCATCCCGTACTTGTAAAAATCAGGACCCTCGGCATCGCCAGCCTTATGCAGGCCGGTGTGGCCTAGCATGATTATTCCTATGCCAGCACTTCGAGCCTCGTCAGCCTTTGCCAGGAGCTTCCTGATCTCAAAGACACTTGCCTTGGCACCAGCGGCCCAGGCATTGTATCCTGCTTGCCCCTTCTGGGACACCCACTCGCCCCCAAAGTCGCGCTCACACACGAGGTTGGCGCATAGCTGATGTGCTCCGTTGAGACTATCAAGAACAATCCACTCAACACCCTTGGGGTTTGCAAGGATAGCGTCGTATGCATCCAGCACATCCTGCCATTTTTCACATATGCCTTCCGCTGGCAGGGCTGGAACACCTAGGGCATCACACCCTGCCTCTGTCTTAATGAACACGCACCCTGGGGCGTTGGCCCCAAGCGTAGTCTTACCTATTCCGGGCTCGCCGTGAACAACAAGCCTTGGCTTAAGAGCTGTCATTCTTGATGCCGCCGCACGTGCAGCAGCAAGATCAAACTTACTTACCATTTTTCTCTCCCTGGTTAGGCAGCTCAACATGAGCTGGCCTTGATTTAAAGCTGCTTGACTCTAGTGAGTCCGTGCCACAACACACATCAAAGTAGGGGCATGCCCCCCACCTTGATACACAGCTATTTTGAAATCGAGTATACATCACATCGTTAGACATCTGCTTGCCTATGTATAGTATCTCCTCGGTCTTATTGATTGCTTCATCCTGCGTGACTGGTATCTCTCGCCAGATATACCGGGTGTCATCTTCAGCGTATGTCCTAAGTATCTTCGCCCCGTACTCAATATCCGTTTCAGTGTTGGCTATCTTTCTTGCGTCGTACTCAAACTTGGTTTCTGATTTCTTCTTAGCAATTCTCTTACGCTGTGCTGGCTTGCTTTTGGTCTTGCGAACCACGTCATACACCAGTGTCGGTGTTCCTTTTGACTCTGCTATTTCAGACAGCGCTTCACGGTAAAGAATCATTTGCGTATCGTAACTTAAACCCCTCCAGAAAGAGGAGCCAGGGTTCTCGACGTCGCTGCTGCCTGATGTCTTGTGATCTACAAGAACCAGCCTGCCCTTCTTGTCTCGCAGCACAAGGTCAACCTTGCCAGCAAAGCTTATCCCGTCAATAACCTTGGTCCACTCATGCTCAACTGCCACCACCTCGTACTCGCTAAGCATGGCTGAGCGGTGAGCGTAGTAGCCCGTGATGTAAGCCTTTACCTTGAGCGCCTCGAGCCTGCCAGTGTCGCTGGTCCAGAAGTCTGACTCCTTGAAGAACTCCCACACATTATGCAGTGATGTATGAACGTCTAGGCTGTTCCAAAATGCCTCAATCCCAATATGAACCGCCGTGCCCACCAGCAATGCAGCCTGTGGTGAAGCTGGTATTTTCTCTTTAATGTAACTGTATTCGTACCGACGTGGGCACTGCGTATACGTGTTCAACGAACTCGCTGTGATCAACATAGTTATCTCCCTGGTAAATGCACAATGCATTATATGTCTGACAATTAACCGCGTTTCCTACTCAATTATTTCCCACTCATCTTCTCCAAGGTCCGGCGTAGGATCCTCGAGAAGTTTGTGGGTGTGCATAACGGGTGGCCTTCCCCTGGCCGGACGAAGTTCACCACCCATCTGCACAGCTATTTCAATATCGCCTTCAAGGATAATACGCAAATGCTCATCACCCATTAAATACTGCGCGACCCTTGCCCTGTTCAATCGCCTAGCAGCCTCTTCAAACGTTGACATGATAGGCTCATGGTCAAGCAAGCGTTCCATTGCCAGCGTCATCATGCTGCTGAGCCCTACTCCCAGGCGCTTAGCTGCTCTGGTTGCACGCTCAAACGTTTCTGGGTCCAGGGTTGTGCTTACTTTTCTAAAGCCCTTGGTCTTGCGAACCTTGCTGGGGGTGTGAGGCAAAGGATCTTTCGTAAAATCTTTAGCCTCATACATCCACCCCGCTATTCGCAAAGACTCGGTCTCTGTTGGAACCTGGGCACCTCTAATCAGGTAGCCAAGCCGGACATGGTGAATGCCCATTTGCTTGGCCGCCTGCTTAGGGCCGATGCCCCGCTCCTCTATGACTAGGCCAATGCGTTCACCGACAGCCAGGGCAAGTGGGTTTGCATCCATTGGCAAAGTGTAGTCGCCCCGGCCCATGGTTTAAACCTCCGGCCCATGCATTGAGTCCAGCATATCATCTTCTGTCATCTCGTCATCGTCATCGTCATCGATGTCGGCATTGCTGCGAAGCTCGTCCAACTTCTCTGACTTTTCTCTTTCGGCCTCATCATGCGGGTTAACAGAGCTTGTCCCCTTGGATCCAAAGGATCTCATATCGGGATTCATTTCATTATGTAAGTCATCTCTCCAGCTCATTACGAATGTCTCCTTGTGCTTTCAATCATGTCGCCTAAAAGCGTGTGAGTTTTATTTAAAAGCGCATTGGCATCGCGCTGGATGTCAACGCGGCTCCGGTGATGCCCATCTTTATAGCCCGTGATTAAGTCTCTTAACTCAATAATGTCCTGGGTTGTCACAACTGTAAAATCATCTTCCATGCAAGCACCTCCCTAGTTAATGCTGCTATCTGTTTCTTCATCTGTAGTGAGAATCTGTACGCCTTCAACGTCCATATCCTCGAGCAACTCTACCGCTGCCGCCAGTGCAAGCTGGTCAATCATATCGGTCGTTCCGTGCACCATTGCCCGGAGCGTTGCTATTATTGTCTCTATTCGAATCATCTGTGATGCCATGTCTGGCCTCCACCGTGTCAATGACAAGAGCAGCCTCCTGGGTTGTTGAAACGTACCCCAGGTGGTGCTCTTTGCCGTCTTGAAGGTGCAGTGCTATCTCAACCTCACTGTCACCGTGTTTCCATGCCGAGTACCTACGCGGAGTCTCAATGCCCCGTATAAATGTCCTTATCTCCGTCAGCAATTCGCTTTGCATATCTGTTCAGCTCCCTGTCCCTGAGTGCAGCCAAGGCTACATCAAGGAAGGCACCTGCGGCAACAATCAGAGAGGGTGCCCAGAAAACAGCCAAGAGAAGAAGCTTCTTTTCTCCGTCGCTCATTGCTTCCTCTTCTTTATGACTTGATTAACCCTCAGGTCTAAGCTTTCAAAGAACTCATCTGCTGTCATTCCTAGGTGATCCAATACAGCTTGAAGCTCTGCGTCATCCTCTTCTTTTCGCATTGCATCCACCCCTCTAACAAGAGCCGTCCGTATCATCTGGTTTCTTGATGGGGGGCCACCAGGAAAGAGCCTAAGATTATTACCCAACTCATCCGATGCCTTGTCTAGTTTATCAACCAAAACCTGTGTCATTCTGACACTAAGAACTACGTCATGCGCTGCCATTACTTGCTCCCTACTCGCCCAAAAGCTGGGGTGTTTGAGATGTACTCGGACAAAGCTGCTGCGTCTTTTTTGCCTACGCGCCAGTAGCCAAACTTTTCTGCAGTATACGACTTGTGAACATGCCCGCCTTCTGCAGCAACCCAGATGCATGTGCCGCCGCTGCCGCTGTTCGACATCCACCCAATAAGCCAGCCCTTTTGGCCGTTCTTTTTTGTTAATGGTGACGCCATAATGTGATACCGTGCGCCCTCGTAATCATACCAATCTTCGAAGCCTTCTTCCATGGCTTACTCCTCTGTGTTTGTGTTTGAATTAATCCAGGCCTTAACATCGTTAACCCTGTAAAATACTCTTCGACCTAGCTTCACGTGCTTGGGCCCCTCCCCCTTCATCCTTAACTTGGCAAGAGTGGATGCGCTAAGCCTGCACATCTCTGCTGCCTCCCATGTCTTAAGGAGTGGGTTCTCGGCGCGGTTCTTTGCAGAAAGCTCTATGTCTGCCTTGAGCCGGGAACTTATCTCCTCGTACTCCTTGGCTGCCCTATCGTGTGACTCTGCGCGAACAGCATTGTCGAGTTGGGTTAGCTCATCCTTGCTCATGTAAACGATGGCATCCTCCACCATTTGCAGAATGAGACTGACATCTATCGCGTCGACAAACTGCGTGCGGTTTCTTCTGACCCACTCGAGAGCCAGACCCTCACAGTCGTTAATGTTTATCTGCGTTAAGAGTGTGTATGTGTTTTCACTTATCATCGCGTTTCTCCTCTCCATGCTGGGTGTTCTGGTTGGTCTGCGCTCATTAATCGCCACAGCGCCCTGTCCTCAATGCTGTCCGGGTCAAGTCCGTACTTGTCCATGGCTTCGCGCTCGCGTGGCTCCGGCTTTGTTAGTCCGTCTTTGTAGTCTGAGAAATATCCCATCGCGTTTCCTCTTTCTCTATTCGTAATGCAC